GGACCGATTTCCCGGTCGACATCGCCGTCGGCGTCACGCCTTACGACGGGTGCGTTCTCGCCAGCATTAAGGACGCCGACAGCACGCTGGCCGTCGCCCGCCTGCAACTCCAATGGCTGCAACCGGTCGTGCTCAGCAAGAGCCGCAGCCCAGGGCCTATTCACGGCAGCATCCAATACAATTGGCAGACGTGGATGCTCGACGCGACCGATGCGACCGACATGGGCGGCGCACTCAACACCATCCCCGGCGAACTCATTTCCGATACCGATAGCGATTTCCAAGGCTACAAATCCCGCAGCTTCACCAGTGTCGCGCCAATCGGCGAAGGCACCCTCGCCGGCGTGAAATACACCTACTCCGATGTGGTCGATGTGCGCGTGCCCGGCACTGTCGCACTCACCACGCAAGCCGTCACGGCCGGCGATCTCTCCGGCACCATCGCCGTTCCCAATGTCACCCCGCCGACGACGAAGTCCGTAACCGCCACGGTCACGGTGCAGATCACAACCACACCGTCCGGCATGAGCGGAACTCCTGCTTATGACCTCGGCGCCATCTCGTGCAGCGTCGTCGCCACTCAGGCTTCGTATAACGCCAACGGCTTCGACTCGATGTCGACGCTCGACGGCAAGAACACGTCGTCTGCGCCCCGTAGAAGTGCCTCGATAGGCGCGCGCACCGTCAATTACCCGGGCCACTACCTCGTCGGAACCCCCTCGGCGACCGGCACCTTCAGTTACGTAGGCGGCGTGCAGTATTCGCGCACTAGCGACGGCACGGTTGTTTCCGGCACCGACCTCACATCGACCGATGTCAACAAGCTCACCGGCTACGGCTCAACTGCCGCTACCAATTACGTGACCACGGGCATCATCAGCCGCAGCAAGCCCCGCGCCGTGCTCCAAACACTGGCGGGCGTCACCTATTACGAAGTCGTCACCTGGAGCGTATGATCAACCGCAACGACGATCCTTTTTACCGGCCGCGCCCGCTACCCCCGCTCGACCTCCCGAGCGCGGAGTTCACGCTGTTCGAGCAACGCCCGCCCGGCGGAAGCGGTTCAAGTAACGGCGATGCGTTGCCTCCACCTAAGCCCCCCATCGACGAGGAGCAGGAGGCCGATCATCCGTTCGCGATCAAGGTCAAGATCACGGGCAAGGCACTGGATAGTGATGATTGGACTACCGCTGACGTGCGCGTGCTGAGCGGCACCTATAGCACCTCCGGTGGGTCTAACTACAACGCCAACGGGGCAGCATTCCCTGCCGAAGCCTACAGTTCGTCGGTCGGTAAATCGGCCAACGGGAGCTTCAACGGATTTGTCTATCTCTACATCCCGCTGGAGAAACATGAGAGCGGTGTATCCATCGCCAATGGGTCTGCCAAAGTGCGAGCCATAGATGGCGGCGAGGTGAGACTACGTGCGACCCCCGCGACCGAATGGCCAAACGCCGTTGTCGTAGGTAGCGGCCTTGCGACCGCCGTTCGCATCGGCACTTGGAGCGTTGCCCGTGTGAACACCGGCACTGGCGGAGTCGACACCTTCGACCTACGCATTCAAATCGAGCAGTCGGTGAAGGATAACATCGTGCTTGGCGACCCCGATACGAACGATGACGCGGCGAAGATTCTACCACCCGGTGAGGCTACAAATGACCTCGCCTACTGGGATCACGAAGAGGGCGAAAAGAAGTGGAAGAAACTCGATGCCCCGGCGACCTCGGGAACCTTCGTCCTCGGCGTGAAAGACGGCGTGCTCAGTTGGCTGCCGACCAAGGACTGCTGATCCCATGGCCGAAATCGCACTCAGTAGCGCCGGCGAAGTGATCCTGAAGGACGGCAAAGTCGCCTGCTCGTGCTGCTGCCCCACAACGCTGCCCGCCTGGCAATACGACTCGATCGGCAAGAGCCTCACGAAAATCGGCTGGAGCGAGTTTGCCGATCCAAGCACACCCCCAAAGCGCTATCGCAACTCAGTTTTCACCGGATCGGTTACTGCCGCGGTTCACAAAGGAGAGTTTTGCGAAACCCCGGGAGATTATGACTATACCGTCACTTACACGCAGAGCGGATACTCTGAGTTTGGCGGTGTAAATACAGCCAACCTCCATCGGTCCGTCACGGGTTCATCCTCATCGTCCTCGGACTGCACTTTCATTAGCGGCAATGGCGCGACATGGGGAACTGGAACATGCCAGGTTGGCACCCCTTGGTTTGACACCCCGACACAGACGGCGACACAGACGACATATACGCGGTCAGTGAGTGGGTGCTATCCTCACGGCGGAGCGTCCAGCATTAGCCTCCAATCCGGCGATCTCGTGGCAACGCTCGCGGACGAATACACGACAGACCAATTAAAGGCCGATGTTCATGCGGCCATTGACGCTGAAGGATTCGACGGCGATTGGAACGACACTGCCGGCAGCTACCGTAACCTGCCTGAAGATGAGCTTAGTTTCAGTGAGCGTCGGTCCAAGGCTCGCCTCCCACTCACCGGCCTCGGTGTCGCGCTCGAGGACGGTAAGACCTACAACGCGATTTACGTTATCCGCTTCACGCCGTCGGTCGGAGCTTCGACGGACGGGGCAGAGCAAACCCTTGCTGTGAATTTCAGCACAGGCATGACGCACAGCGATCCGATCGACATCGAGGTGCCGGCGGCAAACGGCACCAATACGGCTGTCTTGCTCCGCTGGGAATGTCCGGAAGATGAGGAGGAAGAGCCGTGAGCTTCACCGCGGATGACGCTCAAATCCGCCGCGACAATTGCGGCGACTGCAAAGCCCCCTGCGTTGAACACCAAGGTGGCCTCATCGACCACGCCGATCCATGTGCGGCCTGTCCGCGGCGAGTATGGCATGCGTGGGGCACATGCTCCGACGGCCTGCGTCCCGAGGTGTTACCGGCGCGGACCGAGTCGGCGCATGTCATGCTCACGCCACAACTGCCCCGCCAGGCGCGGGCCTATATCGCTGCCGGCCTTATGGTGACCACGTCGGAGCGCCATGGCCGCCGCGATGCCTGCGCGGTCTGCCTTCATAAGCGGCCAACCGAGCATCGCGGTCTCTATCGCTGTGCGCACCGCTCATGCGGCTGCGGTGGCGGAGATGAGCTTCGGATGGTCATGCCGAGCAGCGTATGCAAAGCCGGCAACTGGCCGGTCAGAGCGCAATCTTAGCTAGCCGTGCGAACCGGTCTTGTGCTGCACGCTCCAGCGTCTTGCTGGTTTCGACCGAAACCAAAGCTTCCTCTAAATCAGAAGCCGCAGCGGCCATGTTGGACTTTTCAAGAACAGGCAGGAGCTTTGCTCGGAGTTCGACCGCGTTCACTTTTGCGAGATTATTTAAAAGTAGCAGTTCAGTGCTTGTTCTCCCCTGCTGCTGTGCGAGCCAACCGAACAATTCACGTGGCGTCGCATCAAATCCGCGCTGCGTTTTTTCGCGTTGGATGATCTTCTCCAACATCTTTCTGTCCTTCATGATTACGTCATCATTAGGACTTCGACGCTCTAAAACCGCGCTCATCTTAACCGGCGAATCCATGAGCGCCTTGACGTCGGCCAACGGGTCGGCGCGCAGGCCGAGGGTGAGAGCGAACACGGCGAGCAGGGTAAGCAGCGTCTTCATGCCATTACCTTACGGTTCAGGCCACCTGCTGACAACCTTTCAGTTCTTGGGGTTGCGAAGGTAGGCCCGGCACAAAGTGACTGCCTTCCTGCGGAACTCGTGAAATTCTATGCCATCCCCCCGGCAGCAATATAACTGCTCCAGCAACTGGCCAAACGCATGCTCGGCACGATCTCGATCTTCCGCAAACGGATCAATGGCGTTCGCGTAACGGTCGTAAAGAAGCGCCAACGCCTTGATCTCGTCCGGAGTGATCATCTCTGCACGTGAAACTCAGGCGTGCAGATCTCGGAGGCGGGAACAACGGTTTCGAAGGTCTAAAAGCGTATCGTGCGAAGTCTCACAGAACGGGTGCTGATCACACAGCGACTTCAGCTTGCTGGCAAATGTATCGACCAAGCGCGTCATCGCATCCCACATTTCAGCAACCTTGGCGATATCGTCCTCTTTCTTCGTCAAAATTGCGACGATACCGTAAAGCTGTATGGCCTGAGATTCTAGATTGCTCACCTGCTTATTGAACTCCCAACACATATCGGGCTCAGCGCGCTCCACACCCTCCGAGAAGACTTGCAGCGTGCGACCGCCGATAGCTTCGAGGTCTTGAATGGTCAGGTTCATCGCCGCGAAACATGCATTTCGGGGCCCTACAATGCAAGCCGCATTGCAACTCAATGCAACTCAATGCAACTCAATGCTACAGGGCAAGCGCCCGTTCTGCCCCGGCCTTGTCCTGCCCCACCATTGCAGGCAGGTCACGAATCGCCTTGTAGGCCGCCCGCACCCGTTCCCTGTCCTCTGGCGTGAGCGTGTCATCGTCCAGCACCGTGGCCGCCAGTTCGTCCCGCCGACGCGCCAGCCGCCGCAGGAAATAGCCTTCCCACGCCGGGCAGCGTTCGAGCACGGCAATCAGCTCAAGGTTCTTCGCCACCTCTTCCTTGCCGCCCTCGGCGTCGATTCGTCGGTCGTTGCTCATTTATTCAGCCTTCAGGTCTCAGGTTTCAGCCTTCAGGTCTCCGCCGTTCACACGTTCGGCGCGACCTGCCCTTGCGGCACGCTGTTGATCGCAGCCGCTCCCGCCGCAGGTGAAGGCGCGGGACCGCCGCCCGCCCCCGGCACTTCGCCGGTCCACGCCACACCCGGCTGGATGTATTGCTCCGCCCGCTGGATTTGCAGCGCCTTGAGCATCTGGATATACAGGCCGGCCACGATCTGCTGGAGCGGCAGCGGCAGCGCGTAGAAGGTTTTGATCAGCGCATCCGCCTGCATGTTCGATTGCAGCTGTTGCTCGCCCTTGTAGCGCGTGAGCAGCAACTGCGCTTTCACGATCACGTTTTTGACCTCATCCTTCGTGATAGACCCGAACATCTTTTTGCCCTCCTCGCCGTCGAAGTAGTCATAGACCTCGCGCTCATCCATGTTGCCGAGCACGCAGGCGAGAAACTTATCCATCACCGGCCCGAGGTCGCCGTCGAGTTGCCCGATGTAGAGGCCAAACATCTCCTGCCCGCTGCGCTCGATATTGCGGATGCCCGTCGCGAGCTTCGCACTTTCGAGACCGGCAAACCCCTGATCTCCGGCGTGGACGACGCCCGATTCGAGCTGCACGATCTGCGTGAAAAACTCCATCAGCTTAAACAAATCGGGCCCCTTCACCTCCGGCAGCGTGACGTAGCCCAGCGCGTCCTCCGGCTTTTTCGTCGGCGCCAGCGTGTAGGTCTTCCCATCGTTGAGCTTCAGCTTCGGGTCCGCCTGCCCTTCCAAAGTCGCCGCGGGGTTCCAGAAGGTCACGCGGCCGGCACCACTTTGCGCAAAGTTCACGCGGTTGACCAACAGGTCGATCACCTCTTGCGAGGGGAAAAACATCTCCATCGCGCCGTAGCCGTGCCAACGGCCGTCGAGGAAGTTGATCTTGATCTCGTTGAACGGCCGTAGCCCGTCGTCCGTCAGGTTTGGCGCATAGTCGTAGAAAATCGCGCGACGATTCGCCACGTCGATCAAGATCATGATCTCTTCGAGCAACCCATCGCCATCCGCGTCATACCGCAGCCAGCACTCGGCGAGCTGCACGTTCGGGTTGTTCACGCCCGAGGTGTTCTGCGTTTCGCCCTCCTCGGTCCGCGGCTGGTTGCGCTCGCTCTTCGGCTCACTGCTCGCCGCCACCATGTGTTCCAACACGCTTACCACACCGCGCAGGTCGTCCAGCGACTCGTCGGCGCTCTGCAGCACATTGCGGCGCCGGTAGAGGTCGGCGATGTCCATCACCGGCTGGTCGTAGTTGTGAATGTTGATGTCGGCGTCCTGGATACTCGACGCCGTAAGCGGGCATAGGAAGTCTTTGAAATATACGACATCCACGTCGGGCCCGTGGTATTGCGTCATTCGGCGCGTGATCAGCCGTTCGACGAACACGCCGACCGTAGGCTTCACCGTCACGCCGTCTTTCTTGAGCAACAGCCGGCCGGTCTCCTGCGGGGCTCCGGTCGTCGGGTCGACCATCGGCTCGCCCGTCGCCTCATCTTTTGCCAGCTCAGGCACCCACCCGTCGTCTTCAAAAATATAGTCGCCGCGGTTATCGAGGATGAACTTTCCCCGCGCATCGACCAGCACCATGGCAAACGAGCGGAACAGCTGTTCCTTCCGCAGGTGACGGGTCTTCACCACTGCCTCGCCGCGCACAAACGCCAGCTCCACCGCGTTGGTCAACGTGCGCTTGAGCTTCGCCCGCTCCGCCTTGTAGCGCGTGAACCGCTGCACGCGATCGACAAACCCGGCGTTCGCCGCGCTGTCAGGATCCTGCGGGTAGCCGGCAAACCACGGGTCGGTGGCAAAGAAGTAATCGACGGCGCGCGCCACCATCTGGCGGACGACACGGCGAGCGACCGGCACGATCAGGTTGGAGCTCTTGAAAATCCCGTAGCTCTTCCGCCAGCCCTTGCGGTTGCGATACACCTGCTCGTAGCGATCACGCTTCGCCGCCCACGACAGGTCCTCCGCATCTTGCGCCGGGTTCTGCGCGCCAAGCTCGCCGATGCCCAGCTCCTTGATCAACTCCTCACGACGCAGCAACGCATGGTTTACCAAGTCTTCCTCCTGTTGCGCCGTCAGCTGGAGCGCCGTCTTGAACGGCACGAGCGCCGTGTTTGGCCCCGCACTTTTGCGGATGCCAAACAGCTTGGACACCCGCGAAAGGAAGTTCCCGACCTGATCGCCGGCGTTGGTTGGAGCTGCGTTCATGTATGTCTAAAAAGGCTTACACTACTTTTTATCAACCACTTTGCCGGAGAAAAGCATGCGACGGGCCTGAGCACGCGCCACCTCGTAAGCCTTTTTCACGCGCTCGATGTCGTTCTCCGTCGGCTTTTCCACGTTGAACGTAAGTCCGTTGAGGATGCGCCCGGCAATCTGGCCCGAGGTCTCGCGATACTTCCGGAGCTCCTCATCGGTCATGTAGTAGGGCTGTCCGTTGATTTCGATCCGGCGACCGGGAGCCGCCGGCGCCCACGCGTCATCCGGGTGAGCGGCTTTCCAGCGCAAGAGCATGCGATCCACACGATCGATCGCCGGTGCCTCACCGGTTGCGCCGGGCACGAGTTGGCGAGACACCGCGTTGCCCGGCTTCGTCACCACCTGCCCGCGGGCATCGATCTTCGGCTCCGCCGTGCCGGGGAGGATGCGTTTCCCCACGCTTTCGACCAAGCGCGCGGTGAGTTCGCCCGGTTTAGCCTCCACCGACGTCTCCCGCACCTTCTCATCGGCGTTGCGCGCGATCTGGCGGACGACGTTCGGCACCCACGATGCGCCAAAGTTCGCCGTCCAATCGACAAGCGCGCGCGTAGGATCCTGCACGATCTTTGACAGGTCGTCCAATCCCTGTGCGAACGTCTTGCTCGTCACCTGCTCCGAAATCGCCTTGGCCATCGAGCCATAGAGCGCCCCGGCCTCACGGCGGTCGCGCTGCTTGATCGTCTTCAACGCATCCACGGCCACGCCCAACATGGTCGCCACCGGTTCATAACGCGCGTAGCTGAATTGCGCACCGCCGATGCGGATCATGTAGGCGTCCATGCCGGTCCGGCGTTCGAGCTCGGCGACCCCGCGCTTCGACGGATCGTAGGGACGGCTGCCGGTTACGAGGATCGCCTTCTTATCGTCATCGTCGTCACCTTCGGCCGCTCCCACGAGTGCGGCGGTCATCGCCCAGGCAATCAGCTGTTCAGCCGCGTGCTTGATCGCCTCCGGGCGCTCATACGGCCGGGCAAGGATCGCTCCGTCGTTCAGTCGGTAAAGCCCATGGCGGGCAAACCGCTGCACAAAGTTGATTGAACCCAGCGGAGACTTCCGCAGGCCTAATCCGAAGATGTTCATCACCGTGCGAAGGAACGGCACGAAGTAGCGGAGGCCCGGGATCGATTGCCGTGCGTTCTGCACCGCGCCGCCGACCTTGCCGAGGAACGAGCCTTCATCGAAGTCGCTTTGGAACGTCAGTTCCGTCGCCTTCGCCGCCGCGCGTTCCCACGCCTCGCTCCCCGGGAGGTTCACCAACCCGGTAATGCGGCGCTCAAGCTGTTCGCCGCTCAGGCCCTCGCCCTTGGCGATGCGATAGGCTTCGGAGCCGACCTGCATCTGCCCAATCAGGCCCTTGAAGAACTCATCCATGAACAACAGCGAGCGGCCGGGGATGCGCACGACCCGACCCAGCTGACCCGGGATCGCCGTCTTTGGCGTCTCGACCTTGCCGAGATCCATCGCCACCTGCCGGTTCAACACGTCGTTTTCGAACATCGCAGCCTCCGCATCCCACGCCTTGAGCGCGTTGGTCAGCGCACGAGTGAAGCCCGGGCGGATGCCGCGGATCATGTGGGCAAACTCGCCGAACTGAGGGGCGTTTTGGTCGCCAAGACCGATGCGCGACAACCCGGCGTTGAGGAACGCCTCGACACCGCGTTGCAGCGTCAGGTCCAGCGCGGCATTCACGCTGTTGCCCGCGATGTTCGCGATGTGCGTCTGCGGTCCGGACAGGATGGCATTCACCCAATATTCAAACGCCATGTCGAAGCCGTTGCCGTCCGCCGCCTGCATCGCGCGGGCGAGCTTTACCGCCGTCACCGGGTCTCCGAGGTCAAGCGGAGGCGGCAGCGCATCCGCATCTTCACCCAACCCGAGCTGGCGATCACCGCCGTCGACTCGAGCGCGCCCCGTTGCATCCGGATACACGACCTCACCGGGCGCACGAGTGGCGTCCGCCGCGTCGTTTTCCAACTCACCTTGGCGACCGGCAGTCACGGGAGCATCGACCGAGCCGGGTCCGCGTGCCGCGTCCGCAGCATCGTTCTGCAGTTCGCCCGTGCGTCCACCGGTTTCCGGCGCCTGCACGGCTCCGGGAGCGCGGCGAGCGTCCGCCGCGTCGTTAACGAGTTCACCCTGCCGTCCGGCGGTCGTCGGTGCCTGTGCACCCGGAGGCGTGGCCCCGGTGTCTTCACCGAGCTCGATCTGGTGGTTGCCGATGTCCGCCGGCGGGCGACCAGTCGCATCGCCGGGATAGCTGGGGACATCACCCGGTTGCGCACCGTCGGGAACGCGGGTTGATTCGACGTCCACCGGCTGACGACGGCGGCGGATAAACTTCTTTTGACGCTCGTTCTTTTCGCGCTGGTCACGGCCAAATCCCATCATCGCAAGAGCCTTTTCCATCTCCGCCCGCGCCTGAGCCTCCGTCACCGCCGAGCCGCCGGCCGGACCGGCGCCGAGCGAATCGACGTCCACGTCTTCGGCTTTCATGCCGCCGAGGAACTTCGCGAGGTTCTTGCGCATGAACTCCGCGCGGAAGTCCGCGACCACCTTATCGATGTCGTCCGGCTTGAGCTGCGTGCCCTTCGAAACTTCATCCCACGTCGCACCGCGGCGAAGCATCTTGAACGCTTTTTTGCGGTTCGCATCGAGCTTCTCCGCATAGTTGTCCAACACCTTCGCCCCGCGCAGGCGCAGGTAGGCCTCGCCTTGGAAGATGTCGGCGAGCGAGAGGCCCATTTTCTCGAAGGTCTTTTCGAGTTTCGCCATCCGCTCATTGCTGGCGTTCAACAGGAGCTGGGTTTTATCCAACAGCTTTTGGGCGTTGCCGTATTCGAGTTTCAGGCGAGCAAAACGCGCGCGCCCCTCTTTCGTGTCTGCATCCGGAGCCGCTTGCGCTTCCGCCATCTTCCGACGCGCTTCATCCAGCATCCGGCTTTTTTCCGCCGGTGTGACGGCCTTTTGAATCTGCTTACGCACGGCCACCGATGGGCGGAACATCACGCTGGCAAGGAACTCACGATTGCGCTCCACCGGCGACTTGAACGGATCATGACGGGCGGCAAACGCGCGCGCCTGTTCGGTCCCACCCTCGCGATAGGCATAGGTGAGGATCTGCGCCTCGCGCAGCGCCTGAGTGTCCTTCGAGGTGACCGCACGTTGCGTCAGTTCGTTGACCAGCAGTTGAGCCGCCTTCACATCGACGGCAGTCGCCAGCCCGTTGAACTGGGGATCCTGCGCGACCTCCAGCAGACGGCGTTTCACGCCATCGCGGTCGGCCCGCAGCATCTCCACCGCCTGCTTGCGCCACTCCTCATGTGATTGGCGCTCCGCCGCGAGCTTGCGCGTCTCGTCCACCGCGTTGACGAGTTGGCGCGCGCCTTCGCTCTCCGCAGGGTTCGCGAGGTCCGGCCGTCCGATGGTCTTCGTCTCGGTGCCCTGTTCGAGCTCCGCCATCTCGCGGTTTTGCGTCATCGCGTCCTGATCGATCAGCGCGTCGAGTTGCGCCATGAGGTCGCGAATCGTCGCCTCTTCGTCGGCGTCGGGTGTGGACATCAAAATCGCGTCCGCGCCATCGATGCCGCGCGCGCCCGCATTCTGCAGGTGTTCACGCATCAACCCGAGCGCTGCCGCATGCATCTTCTGCACCGCCTGTTTGCTTACGTTGATGCTGGCCGCGATCTCGGTGAAGTTTTCGCCCGCGATCACCCGCCGCACGATCTCTTGCGGGCGCGGGGCCAGCGCGGCAATCGCCTGCTCAAGCAATCGGCGCGATTCCTCCGCCTCCGCACCGCCGGACGGCCGTGGCGTCACCTCGTCGGTCACGAGGTCACCGCGCTCACCGCCCTCGGGTAGCCGCTCGTTCAAGCTCGCCACCTCGCGCTTGGAGATGCGTTTCGTCGCACCATACAGGTCGTTCATCGCGTTCCGGATCGCGCGCCCCGCGTAGTTGGCAAACGGCACGCCGCGCGCCGGCTCGAACTTGCGAGCCGCATTGATCAACGCCACCCGAGCCTGTTGCACGATGTCGCCATGATCCGACGCATTGGCCGGCGTGAAGTAGCGCCGGGCGATGTCGGTCGCCAGTCCTAGGTTGTCCTGCACCAGTTGCGCCGGCGAGGTGTCGGCGGCCGTGCCCGACCGGAGCTCCGGGTTGACATCGCCGCCGAGATTGCCAGTTTGTCCTTGGTCAGCAGAGGAACCCAGACTGGGATATAGAAGCCCAGCCGCGCGGAACCACTGCTGGCTTTTTTGTTTATTCTCGAAGAGTGCCCGGCCCTCCGAAAGCCAACGGGCGATTCGTGCGTTATCCTGGTTCCCGTAGATCGACGTGATGACGTGCGCCAAATGGTTATCCACCGTCCCTTCGGGCTTCACGATCACCAACACCGGTCGGCCCTTGGAATCCACGCGGTCCAACATCACGACGAGCGAACCTTCCACCGTATCAGACGTGAAAATCGCCACCGGATTCTCCATCGCCGCGTGCAAGGTGCGAAGCTGAAGCGCCGAAATCTCATGCGCGCCCATCACCTTCTTCACCACCGAGGGAAGAATATAAACCGGCATCTCTTCCACGCCGATGCCGCGCAACACCGCGGGCGTGCGGCCGTAGCTGATCGGGCGCGTCACGTCATACGTGCCGGCCTCCATCGCCTTAATGCTGTCCTTCCACGCCGAGACGTCACCGGCCTGACCGCTACTGAGTGAATCCGCGTCGCGCGCGGTCTGCCAGATCGCCTCACGCGTCGGTGCCACGTCGTCGCCGAACAAATCCGCCTGCTTCGGGTCGCCCGCTGCATACACGCCGGCGACGTAGGCCTTCAAGCCGGATTCCAGAGCAACGCGGCTGCGACGCTTCGTCACGAGGAACTCCGTGAGCGCCTTCGCCATACCGTCGACGTTTCCGCCGAGGTCCATCTCGTCCTGCTGAATGAGCCCGTCCAACGCGGCGTCCACCGTCTGCCCGGCCGGGCGATCACGCAACACGCTCCCAATGTCCTGAGCCGCCCGCGCCACATCCTGCGAAATGTCCAGCGGGTGCAACGTGCCGTCGGCGATGCGTTGTTTCATCGCCGCGATCTCCGGTGCCAGAGCGAACAGTGCATTCGTGATGTTCTTCGCCGAATCCTCCGACTCACCGGCGAGGCGCATGAACGCCGCCTGCCCTTCGGCAGTGCCGCCGTAGGCCTTTGCAAACAACGCCAGCTGGAGACGGCGCTCGATCTCGCGCTCCGTCAGGTTTGCCCCTTGCTCACCAAACGCCGCTCGCACGAACTCCGCACGAAACGGCGCGTTCTTCGCCGCCATCAGGCCAAACTCCGGCTCATAGGCGGCCAGCACCGCCGGCGTCAGCGCATCGGCGTCCGCCGCCGCTTGTTCGACCGCGTTCGTCTGTGCACCTGCAAACTCGTTCGACTCCTTCGAAACTTCGCGCAACTCCGCCATGGTCATCGGCTCGATGATCACGCGAGCCAACGTCGGACGCTCTATCTCACGAACCACCGACGGCAAGATACCGCGACGCACGCCCACACGCGCCAGTTGCTCGGGATACGCCTGCGCCGCGTCTTCGAAATCACGCTCGGCATACATCAACGCCTTCGCATTCGCCCGCCCGTTACCGATGACCGTCACCGCACGGCCTTCAACGATCGCCATGATCGGCGGACCCGAATCGGGCGAACCCGACTTCGCTTCTTCGTCCAAGTTCGGCCGGCCGGCGATCTTCGCCTGTTGCTGACGATAGAACCGGTCCGCGCGATTCCGCGGCTGCAACGCCTGCGGGTAGCCCTCGTTCACCCTCCCGCTCGCGTCGTGACTCGTGTTCGCACGTCCCGCGTCGATCACGACATTGGCCGTCCAGTAGGTGCGCCCCTTGTGTGTCACCTTCTCGACCGTGCCGAGCTGACCGATGCTGATACCTAATTCGGAAGCCAGCTGTTTACGACTGCCCGGCGCGATCTCGCCCCGGTCGTTGACGACGATGCGCGCGCGCGGCCCGACCTGTTCGTCGGACGCTCCGCCGGTCGCCAAAGGAAGTCCCGCCACCGGCCCAGGCTCGGGAGTTGATGCAGTTTGCGCCTGTGCTTTGTCACTCGCCGAAACCGGCGGCTGGGAAATGTTGCCCCCACCTTCCGCCTGAGCCACTACGGGAGCGGCGACGGATGGAACCCGACTTTCAACGGAGGCAGGGGAATTGGTTGCGGTCGCGCCATCCGCCAGCTCCGTGCTGGGGAACTCCGCGAGCTGTTCAAGCAGCGACGCAATCGGCGCGTTGAAACGGATGATCCGCATTGGCTCCGTCGGAGCGGCTTCGAGTGCGGCTATCCACTGATGATGCCCGTCCACGACATGATTGTCGGACGACACGAGGATCGCCCTCCCCTGCCCGCCGAATTCTTTGCGATTCGCCACGGCCTTCGCGACCTTCGCCGGCGAGAACTCCGCCTGCGTCGGCTTGAGCGTTCCCGGCAAGACCTCGGCTTGTTCATGCACGATGCCACGGGCCAACAGGAACTGCGTAAGTGCACCGCGGGCCTCGCTCTTCACCTGCGGCATCTCCGCACGGGGAACGCCCACAGATCCTGACTCGGGAGCGAACGCCGTCCACTCGCGATCGATCTTCTCGCCTTCGAGCACCTCGGGGGTGGAAACTGGTGCGGGAGAAACACCGGCTTCACGGCCGACATCGACTTGTGCGCCTTCGGCTCCGCCAGCGCCCTCCCGCGTGAGAACCTCGGCTTGCGCCGGGGTAGATGTTATACCGAGCGACTCGCGCAAGCGTTGCTCAATCAACGCCGCCGCCGCCTCGACCTGTTTCGCCGCCGCTTCGTCCGCTCCATCGGCTCGCAGGCGTTCCGCGGTCTCCGCGAAATACGCCTGAATGCGCGCCAGCACCTCCGCGATCTTGTCCAAGATGCCGCGCGACAGCGTTTGCTCCGACGTCCGCCCGTCGAGTGAGAACCGACCGTCTTCCACCTTGAGCCGGCCCTGCACGATCATGCGCAATAGCTCATGCCCGAGCTGGTAGGCGTTGGCCTTCGCCTGTCCCTCGCGCTCATACGCGGCTTTGACCGCCGCCTGAGTGTCTTTACCAACACCCCGCCAAATCGCTTCGATGTCGGCGCGCGGAATCAGGTCCACCGCGACCTTGTGGATAGCCTCTTCTTGCACGAGCTTCGCCAACCGGTCGTCCGAACGTAGGAGCGTCGGCAGGTTTGCCGGCGACACGAGGTCACCCAAGTAGATTTGCAGCTTTCCGCCCTGCAACGCCACGCCGCCGCTACCGGCCGCGCCTTCGTTGACGACAACCCCATCGGCGCCAAACACCGCACGATAGCCTTCGACGGCATCGCCCAGCTTCTTCGCCAACTGTTTCGCCGCGGCCGTGCGCCGGTCGGGCGTCAACGCCTTCGCCAGCGGGCCCGCCGCAGTGTCGGCAACGCGGTCGATCGCCGTTCGCACGTCAGCCTCGGTCGGCAACGCCCCCGGCGCCGCCTTCGGATTTTCTGCCTTCACCGCACGCTCTCCCACTTGGATGTCGCGCGCATCGCGCACGCCGCCCTCTGACAGCCATTGCGCTGCCGTCGCTTCGTTGGTCACGCGCTCGCCGGTCGAGATCGTCGCATTTGCCGGCACGTCGACCGTGCGTGCACCGCTGGCTCCGGTGAAGCTCACGCTCAATCCCGGCTTCGACGTAGCAACTTTATCCGATTTCTTTGACGGTTCGTCCGGTCGTGAATCAGAAACAGGCGTTTTCTTTACACGTTCCGCCTGTGCCGCCTCACGGGTAGCCGCGCGATCTTCGCCGCGCGTCAGCTCTTCCAGACGCTGCGCCTCCGTCTGTTCGATCAACTTCGCCGCCTCCGGCGCGTTGTCCGCCATCCACTTTGCGGCACGATCGGTGATGACCGCACCGCCCTTTTCGGCACGCACGAACGGAATAGCACCGCCGTCTTCAAAATCATACTTCGCGACCGTCTCCAGCGCGGCGTTTTCGACCGCGGTGAGCTCGGATGCTTCAGCGCCACCAGCGACACGCACGAGCGCGCGCGCTGCATCACGCGCCGTCGCAGGGTCAACCGTGACGTCCACCGCCTGCCCGTCCTTGCCGACCTCCTGAGCCTGGTAATCGGGCATCAGCTCGATCTCTTTCAGCGCGATGTCGGTCTGCGCGATGCGCGTGAGTTGGCGAACCGCCACACCACCGAGAGCGCGTTCGGCCTCGATCAGCGCCGCTTGCGCTTCGAGTTGCGCCTCTGGATCACCCGAGGCGATGGCCTCACGAGTGCCCTTCAGCGCCTCGCTGTGCCGGGCACGGATCTCCGTCGCCTCCACCGGCTCGCCCGCGATCTCCACCGCGCGCGACAGCTCGGGAATTTCCGCCAGCGTGTCCACCGCGGCCTCGCCCTGTTGGCGCCACGGGAGGAGTTCACCTAGCACCGTCTGTTGCTGGTTCAGCGCCTTGCGCATGCGGATGCCACCGACCAGCGAGGTCAGCGCCGTCATGATCGGAGCCGACCCACCGGCGGCAAACACCGCATCGTCCGCGCCTTCAAACAGGTCGCGGTTTTCATCGTAAAAGGTCTGTGCAATCAGGTTGTTCGCACCTGTCTGCCCGAGCTCCTGGCCGGTCTCTTCCAGCGTCTCTTTCAGTAGATTGCCCACAAACCGCTTCATCGCAGTCGCACGCACCTTGCCGCCCAAACGGTCCGCCCACGACATAATGGGCGCCAGCTCCGACATACCGACGGCAAAGCCGAGCGGCGCAAGCGTCAGCGCCTCGTCGTCGGTCCAGCCCGCGGCCTTCGCTTCATCAATGATGCCCTGCGCGTTCACCGCACCGCCCATGCCGGCGACCGCCGACCCGACAAGCCAGCGGCTGGCGACCGGCCCCAGATTCGCCCCGGTGGCGATCTTGCTCACCGTCGCCGCAGGAATGGCAAAGCCCACGCTCGAACCAAGGGCCTGCGAAATCTGCGTGTAACCACGATCGCTCAATCGCGGGTCCGCCGCGGCGTCGATCGCATAGGTGAAGGTGTCGCCCAGCTTGTGCAGCGGGTTTTCTTCCACCGGCACCTCGTTTTCCCGCAGCAGATTGGCCGCGGCGTTGCTCAACGTTCCGGCAAACCGCGCGGTCTCCACTCCCATCTGCACAACGCCGGAGATACCGCTCATCGCAGAGTTCCACGCCTTTTGAGCGACCCCCGGTTCCTTCGACATCCACTCATCCACGGCCGTCCGCAACTTCGGGTCTCCCCATGGCACCCGGTAGCGAACAAGGTCGGATGCAAAGAACCCGGCACTTTCTGCCAACTCCGGGTGCTCCGATTTCACCCAGCGCTGAAATGCCGGCTTGTCCATCACATGATCCTGAGTCGCTGCCTTCACCAGCGACTCGCGCGCTTCGAGCTTTTGCGTCATCCGTTCCGCCTGATCGGGCTTCAAATCACCGGCCTCAACCGCCGCACTGACTGCCGCCCGCCAATCGGGCGCCGTGTCTTCACCTGGAGCGCCCCAACGTGGCTTCATCGTGTCGGGATTGAGCACGACAGCGCCACCCGCACCCTTCGCGTAAAGTTCGGCCGCTCCCATCGATTCACCCGAGGCGAACGCATGATAACGCGCGGCCTCGGCAATCACCGGATCGCGCTCAAGTTCAGTCATCCGCTCAACCTGCGCCTTTTGTTCAGGCATAAGTGCGCGCCCGTCTCGCATCCACGTGTCTTTGATCGCTTGCAGTGACCACTCACCACGCGTGCCCTCCATACGCTCCCGCTCTTTGAGCTCCGCACCGATGCTTTGTTTCAACTCAAACAGCTCGCGACCCCGCGCGGCAGCGATACGCCCGCGCAACACGTCTTTCTGTCGCTCCTTCTTCGCGCCTTCGATCTTCTCGTTGAACGAATCGACGGCGCCGCCAAACGATGCCGTGCGCTGGATGAGCGTCGCACGCATTTCGTTCAGCCGGTCAGCCTCAGCCTGAGCTGCCTCCGGGGTTTCGAATTCACGTTTCGCCTGGCGCTCGTTGAACGTCTTCACCGCCTCCGTGTAGGTCGTGCTGTCGGCGGTCAATGTCTCGCGTTCCGCTTGCAACGCCTCGGCTTTTTTGTCCGCCGGCACACCCTCAGCAGGTGCATCGCCCTGTTGCTGCACGATCAGCTTTTCAGCATCTTCGACCTTTCGGCGTTCGATGCGCGCAGCCTCCATCGATGTGGCGATTGCCTTGCGCTCTTCCGCAGCGGCCGTGCGGCGTTTCACCAGCTCTGACTCGCCCTGACCGAACTCCGCTTCCTTCGCTTTGAGCGCGAGGTAGATTTCATCCTTTTCAGGATTCTTGCCCTGTTCGCGCAGCCCGGCCGCACGGCGCTCGCTGGCCTCGCCCCATTGCGTGCGTTTCGCCTGAAGATCGAACGCCTCGCGCTCGAGCTCCGCAGCTTTTTGTGCCTGCACGAGGTCGCCGACCATGCCCGGCTTCGTTTCGAGTTTCCCAGACAACTCACCGACGCGCGCGCCGAGCTGTTGCGCACGCTCTTCCAACGCCGCGCGCTTGGCCTTCGCCGCCTGCGCCTCTGCCGTCGGCTTCGCGCCGATACCGAGGAAGCCGCCTTCGGTCGCTTCTTCCGCCTCGGCAGGGATCGCCGCGATCTGCCCGTTGATCTCCGCCAACTGGGAGTTCAGCCCGTCGAGTTCCTGACGTGCATTGACCACCGACAACTTCGCCTCGGTCTCATGCTCAACCAACGGTTGCCGGCCGGCGGCAATCACCGCTTTTTGGCGCGCCGCCTGCCACTTTTTGGCCGTCGCTGCCGTGGTTTCATCGGTGCTCTCCGCCAGATCGTCCACGTGCCCCGCCCGTTCCAATTGCCCGTTGCCATAGTCGTAATAGAGATACGGATCGGCGGCCGTGCGCCCCATGCGGAGGCGCGCCGGCTTTTCCTCGGTTTCGCCCAGTTCGTTGCGACGCGTGAGCACGCCAGGGCGGGCGGTCTTGCCCTCCGGCCGGCTCCACGACGATTCCTGAAACAACGGCCGGCCTTGCTCATCCACCTTTTGACGCAGGACGCCCGTGCCGGATTCCGAATACGTCTGCGCCCCGCGCGTGATCGCCTCCCGCTGAAACTCAGCATTCGCCTTTTCAAACTCTTCGCGGCGATCCGCATTCTGCTGCTGAAGGTAGTCTGTGGCGTTCGCCTCGCTCCGACGCTGGAAATCCCTCACCGCCGGCGCGGCACCGCTCAACTGCGACGTCATCGGCTGCAACCGCGGATCAAAACCCGCCTGCACAGGGAGAGCTGCGGGCACGCGGGCCGGCCGCAGCTTCGCCGCAAATGCTCCCGCACGGTTTTCGATCGGAGCCGACGGCGCCGGAGCGGCGATCTTCGCCATCGGCACCGGTTCAGGCGCGGCCACTTCTTCAGGCGCGTCAACGCCGGTCGAAATCAGTTCAGGATCATCGATCACCGCACGCGTGCGCGGCCCAAAGTCAGAAGTTCCGGCCATGTTTTAAAATTAGAGCGCGACGGCGTTGCGGTTGCGCCGACCGGCGACAGCACGCGGAGGCGTGAGACGCGCGCGGAACTGTTCGCTGTCTTGCGAGGCACTCGCGCGCGCACCCGGCATGCCCGGAGCGCGATCGGCGGCAGTTGCGACCATCGTGCGCGCGTTCGCCGGGGTCGCCGCCTTCAAGTTGGCGGAATAAGCCTGCTGAAATTTGCCCTCCTCGTAGTTGCCGCCACCGTCGGCCACCGCGCTGTCGTAGTCTTTGACCAACCCTCGCTTGGTCTGCGTGTATTTCGCGTAGTCAGCGCCCCGCAGGCGACGGCCTTGCACGGTTGCAAACTCGCCCTCCGCATCGCTCCCCGCCTCGTTTCCGAGCCGGTCGGTATAGCTGGCGGTGCCGACCGGGCCCTTCGGCTCGTAGCTCACCGAGGCACCGGCCGCGACTTCCGCGGGCGTGAGTTGCGGGCGCGCCTTCGGCATCGATGGCTGTTGAGAGCGCAACGCCACCGGCGCCGGCTCACTCGCGTTCTTCGCCGGCAAGAGCGCCATGCTCGGAGCCTCTATCTTGTCGTTCGAAAACGGACCTTCGGCGGTCTTCGCAGGTCCACCGAAACGTTGCTTGAGCAACGCATCAGCGCTCCGCTCGATCAACGACGGCTTGCTGCCGAACTGACCGACGCTCTCACGGTTGATTCCGCCACTCTGCGACTTCAATGGCACCGGCGCGGCTTGGCCCTGAGCGATGTTCGCCTCGCCGCCGACCTCGCCACCACCGGGCGCGGCCAACCGGCGTTTTGCCTCGCCCTCATATTGATCTGCCCAACGTTGCCCGCCGATGGGGTCGCTCGTTCGACTCGCCCACTCGCGTTGCGCCTGCGCCAGCATCTCGGCTTCGGCGTCCGGGTCCATCCCGCGACCGCGGCCGCGCGAGTTCTCACGTCGACTCTTGTTTAACCCGGCCTTTCGAAGACGGAACTCATCAAAAAACACCTGAAAGCCAGGCGTGGGAGAAAAAGGACGCGCATCGCTCATGCGTATGCTCTTCTGTCCGGTGTCTGTTTTGTCAACCGCTAGCTACACATGGCGCTCGCATTTCCCGCCGCGTGATCGGCGTCGAACGCCGCCCGCAGGTCGCGAGGGATCGGACGCGCGTCGATCGCCTCGTTATACATCGTCGCAAACGACTCCAAGACCAGCCCGATGCCGAGCGCCAGAACATCGTCGTCATGATGCCCGCGCGCCGCCTCCGCCCTGCCCTTGGCGTTGATGATGAACTTCCGCAGCTCCTCCATCGTGTGCGGACAGGCCACGGCGACGCCCGTGCCCTCCTTCCCGGTATCGCGCACCGCCTTTTGCAGCGCCTCCAACAGTTGCCGACGGGTTGCCGCATTCGTCTCCCAACCGATCTTCTTTTCCGACGTCGAAAGCTTGAAGTTGAACACCTCGCGCTCGTAGAGCGGCACGTTGTAGGGCTTCAGCGCCTCGTAGAGCGCCAAGCCCGAGTTGTTGATCTCCAGCGCGACCATGCAGCGTCCGTAAAACCACGATAGCCGATCGATCCAATCGGCAAGCGCGTCGAGTGCGACGTAGCAAGGGGCTTTTACGCGCGCCACCGGCATGGGAGGCACCCAGCCGATGCCCTGCAATCGCTGCCCCGCTCGTAAAACCAGCACCGAATGGCGATCAGGGTCCTCACCGGTCGTCCGCTCCTCGCCCGTCGCCGGGTCCACGATCAGCAGATACTTTCGCCCGGCAATCGGGCGCTCAAAGATCGTCGCCCACGCTTCGACCGGGAGCGTCTCGCGAAACGCAACGCGATGCGCGATGCGATCGATGCACCCGAACGTCGCCGGATACACCTTCCCCAGCGCCTCAACGCGATTCAGGTCCTCCGGCTGGAATGCCATGCGACCGGCGGCGAGAAAGCACTCCACGTCGTCAGCCGGATACTCCTGGTCGAACGTCTCCTCATCGCCGTTGTAGTCCGGGCCCGCGATGGCCTCGCGCCGCCACTTCAGCCGATCCGGTTTCAGGTTGAAGCGCTCGATCAACCGCACCTCGCGGGGCGTCAGCGTTGCCATGATGTGCTCCGCCTCCTCCTCAGTGCAACCGGTGGTCTGATCCGTCGTGTATTCCCAATGCTCCCACCATGCGTAAAACAGCTTGATGAAGCCATTCCCGCGCTTGCCCGCCTTAAATTCCTCAAACGTGACGGCCTTCTGGTAGGTGTCGTAATACGCACCGTGCATGCCCTTCGCCGTTGATTCGATGATGATGATCGTGTCGGGCTTTTTCGGCACGCACGACATGACGGCCGCCAACGTCTTTTGAGCGCTACGTTGCCCGGTGTCGGGCCAGTGAGCGACCTCCGTGCAGATCAACACCTGGAACGTGCCAGACGCACCGGCGCGCGGGTCGTTCGCCGTCTCCAGCATCAGTTCCGACCCGCTGGAGAACATCTTGCTCTCCGGGTTGTAAGGGTTGTTCCAGCGGCACCGATCCTCCCGGGCGTAGGTGTCGAACATGCGGACCATGTTCTTCACCGACTTCTCGTATTCGTCCCCGATGATGCACGCTCGGGACCGGCGACGCGCCAAACGGTGATAGGCATGCTTCACCGATTTCGTCGTCAGCCCGACCTGACGCGCCTTCAACCCGATGATGCGGCACGGCACGCCGTTTTCACGGCACCACTGCTCAATCTCATCGACGTCTACCTGAAGACGGTTCCGCGGCAGCCGGCAGACCCCCGGCTCGTTCCGCTCAAGCTCGCCCTCCTTGATCGCGATACACGCATAGTTCTCCCACCACGCGGCGGGCGACCGCTTGGCCGCCATTTCGATGGCTGAGAGATTGTCGATCACGGAGCGTGTCGTTTCGCCCACGCTCCGTTTTGTCAACCACTAGACCGCGCGAACGTCCGGCAAACCATTGTGTTCCACCCCGTCCAGCAGGCGCCCGGCAGCGGCTTTGCCGACGCGGGCGGAGTAACCGCGCGCATTGCTCCACTGCCACAGTTCCGGTTCCCGAGGCGTCTTCACATCGAGAGGCGTATCCACGGAAATCGTCTTCTCCTTCACCTCACAGGGCTTCCATTCCCCCCATTGTTTGAAATGAAAGGCCACACCCGTCGCCGCGCACTGATCTCGCAAAGAACGCGCCCAATCTAAGTGCATCGGTCGAGCACCCGGACCGCTCTCGCCTCCGCAGATCACCCAGTCCACTTTCGGACAGCCGCGGGTGTGGTGGTCGCAGTCCCCGTCGCCGTTGTGATCGCGCGGACATTTCAGGCTCAGCGTCACCGCACCAAGCAACGGCTCGCATGAGAGGAACCGCACGCGCGCCGGGATCTTGAGGAGCGCGGGTATACGCTCGTCGGCGCGCTGTTGATCTTCAACCGTCGTCCCGATCCAGACGTTCGCGGGAATGATCGGCTCTGGCTTGAGCCAATTCCACGCGATGCGGTTATCGCCGTCCACCTCACAGACCGCCTCCATCCGTGCGCGCCACAACTGCGGACGCTTTGAGAGCAGCAACCAATCGAGATGTGGCGTGGTGTGAATCAGGTTAAGCAGGTCCGCCAACCAGAGCGGATCGACTTCATCATCCAGCCAATCGGCAAGCGACGCGCAAAAGACGCGCGGTCGATCAGGAACCTCCAGCATGTCATCGGATTCCTGAAACCGAGCGCCGACCTCAACGCAGTATGCGTGTTGATCGTCGCCAGCCTCGCGATTCCACTTGAGCGGCTGGTTCCAATTTTGGCCCGACGTCCGGCGCCGAGGCGCGCCTTTGCCCCAGTTCGGAGCTTCGCCCCCGCCAAAACGTGCGTTGCGGGCCTCAGCGTAGCAATGCGCGCAGCCGGGCGAGACTTTGGTGCAACCTTCCCACGGGTTGAAGGTGTGATCCGTCCATTCGATGTGTGAATTTTTCATGTATGTTTTATTCCTGAGATTTTGGCGCCGGAGCGCCGCGGGTGATGACAAATTGGTGAACCTCGAAATCGACGCCCGACTCCATTTCGTCGGCATGCCTAAGCGCCTCTTCGATGGTTCCGGTCATGTTTTCGACCTCGTGAGGCGCCCGGCCTTTCTCGGATTCGCCGTAAAGGGTGATCGTCCAGTGGTGAGGATCGTTCGGCTTCATGATGTGTTCAGGTGGATGGTGTAGCGATAGGTCTGGCATGGTGAGAAAACGCAGGTGTTCATCGGGTTGGGACTCCGGATTTGACGAGGTGCGGAACGGGTTTCCTATATATGTTCACGTGAACACAGATGAGCCTCCAAGAACCATCCACGTCTATCTCACGAAACGCTTGCCGATCTTCGTCCATGGCGGGCTGTCCAAGTGGCGAGTTTACGAGTCGTGGTATGACAAAAACGGCAAGCGCTACAGCGTCGCGGCCGTCCGTTTGGACTCCCCGCCGAACAATTCGGATTTCGTTGTGCTCTCCGATGGCCGAACGAGTGTGCTCGAAGACGCATGCTACCGGGAATCGCGCGGTCTGTGGGCCAGGCTCGGGACACCGGCGTCTCGCATCCTCTCCAAACTTGTCCGGATGGGATGCGCGCGCGTGATCGTGCGGTGATCATTTGCGGCCTTTCGCTGAGGTGATGCGGCGTTGTGCGCAGCGATAGCCGCGAGTGTAACCGGTGATGAAGTAATCAAGGACGGCCCCCTGTGCGCCCAATGATACGCCGGCAGACCTCGCGAGCTGGTTAACCGCCTTCACCCGCTTCGGCTTCTTGAGCTTCGCGGGGCGCTTGATGGCGCGGCAGTAGTGGCAAGGCCCGCCTGTTGCTATCCCGTCTGAGAGCCGCCAAAAAGAGTCTGCATCATGAGCAAATATGTAGTTGTCGGCTTCGCCTTGCCAGTGCTTGCCCATATACTCCCACACGCAGCCGGTAGGAGCATCTGGCAAAGCGGGCAGGCCCTTCGGAAGTTTCGCGGCGTTCACTTCGCACCTCCCGACTTGCGCGCTGCGTCGATGGCGGCTCGGACGAACTGATGCGACGTGATGCGGATGCCGCGATGGTGATCCAAGAAGTCCAGCCGCGCTCGATCCTCGCGCAACGCGGCGAGTTCGGATGCGTAGGTGAGTTCCTGCGCTTCCACTGTGCATGGCGGATTCATCGCCGTGCGTAGCTCCTCCTGCGAGAGCCAACGCACCGCCGAACGATCAACGATGCACGTCTCTTTGCCGGATTCAGACAGCAACACCGCGCCGGTCTGCACGTAGCCGCGCGCCTTGATGCTGGCGATCTTGTCCAGCGTGAGTTTGTCCATCGTCTCCACCGGCTGCGCGCCCTGCTTGGCGGCGTCCCATGCGGTAATATTTGGGTGCTGGTTCTTTCCGCGCCTGTATCCGTCGCCCATACAGAGAAGCGCATCACCAGCCGCGATCAGGGCGTCGCGCTGGGCTTCGAGTTGCTTGGCGCGATGATAAGCCCCATCCCTTGCCTTAACTGCGCGGATGATCGCGGCGTAGTTGTCGGTCTGATTGCCTACTTCATGGGCAACTTCATCGAGGCAACCCCGCGCCTCCCGCAGCCGTTGCAGCTCGGCGTCTTGCTCGGAGAGGCGGGCGCGGAGTGCGATCACTGCCGATTCTTCATTGCCGGATTCGCAGGCGAGACGGACACGGAGACGACCAATCACTCCCATCATATCAGCGTAACGCTTGGCAAATACCGGGTCCTCTGGGGCAAGCACCTGTGGCAGCTCCTGCAACCGCTCCAACTCCGCGAGCTTGCTGCGAAGTTCAACCAGCTCAGCGCGAGCCGGGTGATCTGCCGGAATCTCAATATAGCCCAAAGGCCCGACATCAACCAATCGCTTGCTGACCATGCTGGCGGGCGTCAGGGCGAGGGCGGCTTTGATCTTACGGCACCCCGCGCGGAGTTCCCCGTCGTTCGGCAGCACAAAGACAACTTCCGTGAATGGCTGAACCGCGTCGCGAAACATCGCAACCAGCAACTCGGCGGCTTCGGCTCTCGCGATGGCCTTGTCGTAGTCCACGCCGGACGGGTAGCCGTGGTTGTCGATGATGCCGTGGAGCTCGGTGCAGCAAAGGTCGAGCCGCTCGATCTCCTTGTCCTTGTCGGCCGTGAGTTGTGCCAGTTGATTGGCGATGAAGTCCGGGTGCACCCCGTCTTGCCTCACCCAGATGTCGATCGAACGCGCCAACGCGCGGTGTGTTTCCGTTACCTCAGGTCGTTTTGTGTCATTATTCATAGGTCAAAATCTTTCATCGGCTGGAATCTCACCGTCGTCTCCAGCCGCAACGTTCCGCAGTGCGCGCACGCCTGTTTGTGTTTCTGCTCGATCAGCTGGACCGTCTCCGCCTCCCCAGTCTTCAGGTTAAGCGCCATCACCTCGCCCCGCATCTCCGGCTCGTAACAGTGCAGGCACTTCCACGCGTGCCCGACCTTCCGGCACTTCCGCTGACGGATGAACAGGCGGATGCGCGCGATCACAGCGGCACCTCCTCAAGCCAAAGCATGCCATCGCGCACCGTCTCAACGCGGCGGAACAGATCGCACCTTTGCGCGAACTCCGGATGCGCCTCCTTCACCTGCTCCCACGTCCGCGCATGCATCTCCATTATTCTCGGCCTGCTTGGATTCGCCGAATCAAAGTAAGGCGAAAGCGACTCATCAGGCACGCCACGCAACGCCCTCGATCCAAGGCAAAACATGACGCCCACCGGCGCGAGCATGTCGCGATACCTCCGGTTGTGGATTCCGCCCTTGCGCGTGATCTTCCGGTAACGCACCGCCCGGTTCACGATGACGATCTTCCAGCGATGGCTCATCGACGGCCTTTCGTGAACGTATTCCGCAACACCGTGACCGCGGCCGTCGCAATGTAGCAGCCGAGCGTCCATCCAGCACCCAACGCAAGCGCGAGAGCGAAGAGCTTCCACATCATTCCCCGCCCTCCAGCTTCTTCTTCCACGCGTGCGCCGTCCCGGTGCTGACCTTCAGCGCAGCCGCCAACGCCTTCACCGTCATCGCCGGGTTTGTCCGCAACAGCACTTCCATCAGCCTCAGCTTCGCCACTGGTGCGCCTTTCGGCCGTCCGCCCACCCGCCCCAATGCCTTCGCCACCTTCAGCCCGGCACGCGTCCGCTCACGGATCAATGCGCGCTCAAACTCCGCGACCGCACCAAGGATGTTAAGCTGGAACCGCGCCGCCGGGTTGTCGCTCGACGTGTCAATCCCCTGACTCGGGACCACCAGCGCCACCTTATGCGTGTCCAACTCCGCGATGATCTGCGCCAGGTGCGCCAACGAACGCCCGAGTCGGTCCAGCTTGAAGCAGACGATGCGCTTCACCTTCCCACGCCGCAGGTCCGCCATCATGCGATCAAGTGCCACCCTCGACGTCTTCGCCCCGCTGATCTTGTCCACGTATTCCACGACGTCCGTCCAGCCCCGCAGCTCGCACACCCGCGCCAACTCCGCACGCTGCGACTCCACGCTCTGCTCGTCCGTGCTCACGCGAAGGTAAAGGGCGGTGCTCATGATGATGCCCTCCGGCGCAACACCTCGATCAGCTGCCGCCGCGCATGTCGTTTCAGCGCTTCCTGAACGGCCGGGCGACTCAAGAAATCTTCCCACTGCTCAGGCGTCAGAGGCTTCAGCGTCAGGACACGCCGGTGCCGTTGCGACATCAGCCAAGTCACGAGGTAGCCGATGCCAAGGCCGGCCAACGCGTGCAGAACCAGGGACACCGGATCGGTCGGGATCATAGCGCATCCTCCATCATCGCCCGTCTGACCTTCTTCTTCGTCTTCGCCGACACGTCCCAGAATCGCACAACCCGGGCACGCTCGCACTCGAAGCTGTGCCCCCGCTGCAAACAGTCGTTGTCCGGGACGAGCTCACCCACCGGCTCGACCTCGTAAATCCTCCCGTCGCCCGATTGGTGCATCGCGGCGAACACGAGCGCATCCTGAAACACCGTCGACACGTAGACGCGATCGCGCCGGCACACGATGGCCGCACCGTAATCCGCAGTCGAAGGCGCGCCCGTCTCGCACGACGGCAGAATCATGTCGCCCACCTTCAGCCCGGGAACGCCGCCGTGGTAGTAGGTCGCGCTCACTTCGCACCTCCCTTGGCACGAGCGGCACGGATCAGGGCGATGCAGGCGGCGCGAGCGAACGGGGCCTGCGTGCTTTCGTCAGATGCCTGCGCCGTGAATTGTTCGCCCGTCTCCGGATCCTGCGTGGTCACAGTCGCCGCACACGTCGAACCACAGCGGTTGCTTGTCCCCCTCCAACCGCGGACCTCCAGCAACGGCAACACCGCGTCAGCCGACCACGCAAACGGCGGGATGATGCGCCAGTGCTCGAAGCCCTGCCCGCCCATCGACGTGTCAGGCATCCGCATCGCACCCTCGCCATCGACCTCGCACCCGAGGACCTCGCGAGCCACCGCCTCGGACAGCTCCGAGTTGTTCAGCCGGTCGAGTTCGTCGCTCATGCTTTGCCCTCCAACGCCGCAAGCCCGCGGTGCTTCGACACCATGCCATCGCCGCTTGGGAATATCTCGTGGGCGCCCAGCATGTTTGCCACGGCAGACACCGACACGAGCGGGCGAGGCGTCTCCATGCCCTTCGTCTCCGCGTAGAACTCTGGCAGGTGACAATGCGCGACATCCACGCCATCCATCACCGACGTCAGGCCGCCGCCGATGTGATCAAGCTGATGGTTGACCACGCCGACCGCGCCCGGGTTGCCGACAAGGAGGACGCTGACCTGCGTCGGTGCGTCAAACGTGTCCGAAGCATGACGGTCCCGTGCCTCGCGATACCACGCGAGCACCATCACCTCATCGGCGGTCAGTCGGCCGGGCCCGTTCGCCACGAGTTCCCGGATCGCCTTCGACCGCTCAACCTCGTCAGCCGCCCGTTGCGCCTCCGCATCAGGATCGCCGCGCAGGTAGTAGCGTTCGCCAAAGATTCGACCGCTCATTTGGCGACCTCCATCTCGATCCGTTCGCGCTCGCAATCGATGATGTTTCCCGCGCTTTCGAGCGCCTGTGATGCGACCTTGAGCAACTCCGTGAACGCATGTTTGTCGGCGTCGTGAACGAGCGTTGCCGCGCGCTTGAAGTCGGTGTTAATCCTTCCGCGCAATTGGTCGATGTTAACGAGCGCACGGCACAGCGATTCTGACGGCCGCAGGCTGTTCTCCGGGTTGACCGGATCGACGGCGTTGCGACGGGCGTGGATTTCAGCAGGCGTGCTCATCGTGCGCCCTCCTTTGGAAGATGCCCGAGTGCCACGAGTGCGGCCCGTGCCATCGCCCGCGCCTGTCGCGTAAACTCCGCCTGCGGATAGTTCGACGGTTTCCACGGGGCACCGATGTGCGCCGTCCCGATGGCCGCGGCCACGACATCGATAATCGAATCCACCGTCGCAGGGGCGGAGTAACCGAGCCGCTCCAACGTCTCCGCAGAGACGGTCGAACCCTCCGGGTGATCACCAACCCGGCAGGTCAGGTTGAACAGCGGCAAATCAGGCACGAATCCTTCGCCCGACTGTATGCCAAGGAAGACGGCAACAGATCTGCCATCCTTCAGAATTCGAGGCCTGTCCGATACGATCAACCAAGGAGAGTCGAGAGTGATGGTGTCCATGCGTATGACAAAACGGACACTCGCCACTTTCGACAACCCGACAAGTTCAAAATAACGTGCGTTTTTCTGAACGCCCGTTTTTCACCCCTTCTTGCCCGGTGTAATTTGCGCCCGTTTTTCTGAACGCGCCCCGCCGCCCCGCTTCCCGTCGAACTCAGCGAGCATCCGACGCAACGACTCCGCCGCCGCCGGCGTCAGCTCTGCATCAGTCGGCGCGTTGCCCTTCGTATTCGAATGCGCGATCGCCTGGAGCACCTCCATGTAGCGCTTCGGCAGCCCGTCCGTGCGATTCAGGATCTCCGTGATCGCCTTCATCCGCGTGATGTAGTCGATCCGCTCATTGTAGGTCTGCGCCCGTGCATCCCAGAGGTAGGTTACCGCATCGAGCATCTGATCCAGCTGATCCAGCGCTTTCGTCCGCATTCCGCGGCGCTCAATGATGTCGCCCACGTCCTCACGGGCGCCCACCACGAGTTGCGACCCGGTCCCGACGTCGCCTGCGGAGTCGCCACCGCCTCCATTCGAGCGCTTGCCCTCCCCCTCATGTGAGCGCGCGACCGCACAACCCCTGCCTGTTTCTACGTCCACAACGACATCAAGTTTCTCAGCCGTTTTCGTAACAGATTGAGAAGGTGAAGACTTAGCAGGAAAGGGGGTGACATTGGAGCTCGGGGAAGTGTCGTCTGTGGGTTTCATGGTGCGTATGCTGAAACGGAGTCTATTTCGTTTCAACCACTGTTTAGGCTTGACAAAAAGGGCCAAAAACGCACCGAGTGAGCCTAGGCGAACGAGGTTTCCGTTGTCTCGACTGACAACGATTTCGCCTTCCCGCGCTTTCGACGCTTATCCCACAACGGCGATACGACGACTGACCCCGTGCGGTTGTTTTTCTCACGTGCGAACGACGGATCGCCGATGAGCATCGACATGGAAGCCCCTGATGCGATAGCCGTTTGCGATGGCAAATGCGGATACGGTGGCAATCGTGAGTGCAGTGGCGACGGCGGTGGCGGCAAGCGTCGCCGTGCTTTATCCGGTCGTTACGTCATGGGCCGGGCGCCGCAATCGCCCGAACGTGCACATCGACCGCGAACGGATCCATGATTTCAGTGAAAACGCGGGCAACGGTCGGTATTCCATACGCCTTCCGATCGCCAACAAGCCCGGCCGAAAAGCGGCGAAGGACGTGGAGGTCTACCTCGAAGAGCTAACCAAGGAGGGTGCGGAAGCCAACACGCCAGGTAAATTCGTGCCGATGCGCCTCAAGTGGTGTCACGGGGACTCGCCTACTTGCCCATCTATTCCAGAATCCAGCTACCGCCTTTTGGATTTAGCAGAGGTAAATATCGAACGAGTTAGAAAGGGCATACCGCGCAGCTGGGAGATCTGCGGCGAAGTTCGGCCCCTCTCATCACCCTATCAAGATTCCGGCGTTTACACGCTCAAGCTGAGCATTTCGGCAGATGACATGCCCACGCGGAACGAGATCGTGAGAATCTCCATTCTGAACAACCCGGAGCCAAACGATCCAGTGGCCAAGGTCGAAGTCATCACCGCGTGATCATTACGGCCGTCCCTTGCTCTTCGCGGGTGCGGACCTGAACCTGGTAGTAGCGCCACTCGACGCAGCTGTCGGCGTCATCGAGGCCGAGGTGACGGGCGATCAGGTCGCGGAGGGGTTTGAGTCCGCCGCGGAGGTTGTCGTCATCGAGGACACCGGGTCGGTAGGAGGTGATTGAAACGACAGGGCGGCCTGATGTTGGGACGGATGAACGCCGGCGGCCGTCAGTGCGTTTGACCACTGGCGCTCCATCTTTCGTTTTTCGCGAACGCGGGCGCTGAAGTGCTGGTTTAGTGTCGTGTTGAGCGATGGGCTTACCCAGTCCAGCCATAGGGCGAAGAACGGGCCCGGCTTTCCCGCTGGCGTCGAACAGATGGGGGTTGAGGGCGCGGACGCCGGGAGAGACGCGGGACGTGAGGTCATCGAGGGCGAGGCGGGAGGAGCGAGCCATGGGGCAGGGCTGAACGTCTCACTCGACAGGCGGTTTCTCGCGGATCGCTTGGCCTGTCGCATGCTCCCGGTCAAACTTCCCATCGAATGCGCGGTTCTTCCGCCGTTCGTCACGAATGGTCAGACATACGTTGTGCAGCAACGCGTCGAGATCGATGAAATCGCGATCGGGATCGCGCCGTCCGTCCATCGCGCACGTAAACTGAATGTCAGGGGTGTCACCGGCTTTACAGCGGTTCCATGCATCGAACTCCTTCACGCCTTGCTCGTAGAGGATTTCGTGAAGCCATCGGCTAATGTCGCACAGACTGCACTCCGTCATACCTCCCATCTTTTCCCACGGTGCGCAGGACTGAAGCGCAGCGTTCAGATATTTACATACGTTCTCCAAGCCATCGGGAACCCCATAGGGCGACTGACGACACGCCCACATCGCGAACGCGCCTACAATATCGGTTTTGAAGGTCCACCGATCCTTGCGCTCGTCCCACTCGGGGTCACCACGAAGTCTGTCATGCGTCTTGCCCATCCCAGCAATAGCCGCCGTCAGCTCATTCATGCACGCAGGATTTAGGAAGCCGTCGCTGGTCGTGAGCGGCTGCGATAGCATTTCCATATCATCAGGATTCATCATGTTATTAAAATAGCTGACACCTTCATTCCCTCTGCCCTTCCCCGTTGAGGATCGTCACAACCGTGCTTTCGCGCACGACAGCGACGGCGCCGCCGGTGATGGGGAACTTACCGTTTCCGACCACAGCGACGGCCGGCCCGATCTCGCGCAGTATCCGGTCGCGAATGTCGTTCAGGTCGGCGCCCATCACTCGCTCGCAGTAGCGGAGCAGCGCGTGGTCCGACACCTTGGGCTCGCGAGTGGAGGCGTTGCGCAGGTCGTTTAGCGCTTGCTCGAGTTTTTCGCGCTGACGCCTGACCGCCTCCGGATGGAGGTTGGCCAGCTGTTCGCGCAACTCCGCCTCGCGGGTCTGAAAATGCGAAGGCACGGCGCGGCTCATCGTTGCGCCTCCTTGCGGGCTCGGATGACGATGCCGCCGAGCTTGCCCGAGGCCCTCACCGCATCGTCGTAGTGCTTGAAAACCTCGCCCGACAGCGGATCGCCCGTGCCAGGTGCTCCGACCTGATACCCGGGATGTGCGACTGCCACGGTTCCGCGGATGGCCTGCCGAGCGGCGAGGTTGCCCGTCTGTTCACGCATCAGCCGCGGGACGTGACGAGCGCACAGCCCTTGCAGGTTTTGAGAGATGTCGCCGATGCCGTCCATGGTCAGGTCGAGATGGTTTTCGCCGTGTTGGCAGCGAGCTCGAGCTGCTTGCCAGCGCGTTCGAGCAGGCCCTTGGCGCGGGCGATGTCGTCCGGTTTCCCGAACTTCAGCGCGTCCAGTGCACCATCGACCATCGCCGCGTGGCTCGCCATGTGTTCGCCGGCTTTCGACACGAGACGAGCGCGCGCCCGTGCCTCGCTCATGATCGCCGCGAGTGTGCGGCCGGCCGGCTTGATGCCGAGCTCACGGAGCAGGAGAAACATCTGGCGCTTGAGTTCCGCATGCAGCGCGCGTTCACGTTCTGCGATTTGCTTGGCCGTCAGTGCCGTCTTTCCAGCTTTGCGAGCCGGCACGTTGAAAATCTTACCGTTGTTATTTTTCATCTGTGTTTACGGCTGTGGTTGCGAGACAAGCGCGCCGTTCGCCTGCCCGGTTTCGTTGCGAAGTTCGTTCGGTTCTACCCCGTATTTCAGGGCCAAGGCCTCCGCGCGTTGCTGTCCGCGCTGAGCCCGCTCTACCTCTGCGTCCGCCGCTTTCAGCAGCTCGCGCAGGTTCTCACGTGTTGATGCGTCGGCGGTGATCATGAAGAGGCAGGGATGAAGGTTGCGGTTGTCCGTCGGAAATAGAACGAGAGCAGGCTCGTGCCGTCGTCACGGCCCTTGGCCTGAATCACGTTTTGGTAATAACGCGGCAGCTCATGCACCGTCATGCTCTCCGCCTGCTTGCTGTCACCGTTGAGCGGGTCGCTGTCGGGACGATGGATCAGCAACACCTTGTCAGCGTCTTCTTCGAGTGATCCGCAGTCCTTGAGGTCCGTTAGATTCGGCTCCCGGTTTCCCTGCTGCACCGAGTTGCGGTTCAGCTGCCACAACAGCACGACCACGATGTCGAGTTCATCGGCCAAACCCTTCAACGTCTTCGTCAGCAGCCCGCACGCCGCCGTTTTTTCGCCCGCTCCGGCCTTCGCGACTTCTTCGACGTAGCCGCCGTGATCGACGAACAAGATGTCGATCGCACCCTTTGCCTTGAGCGCACGGGCACGGGCCGCGATGCGCGCGAGCGTCCGGTCCTTCGATGAGATTGTGACGCCCATGCCCTTGAGCCCGCGCAACGCGTCCATCATCTCGCGTTGGTCCGCCGGGCGCGCGTTCGCGACTTCACGCAGGCCGATTCCTGACATGCTTGATGCGATCTGCAGCGGCACGCGGCGCGGATTCACCTCGAGCGTGACGTAGTAGGCCGCACGGCCCGACTTCACCGCGTGCGCCAGGATCGGTCTCGCCAGCGACGACTTACCCACCGACGGGCGGGCCGCGATGATCACCAGCTGCCCTCGCTGCATCGGGGCAAACAGCTCGTCCATCCGCGGCCACGGGAAATGAATCACCCGATCTTCCGGCGCCCCCTTGGTCTCGATCAAAGACCGCAGTTCCGTCTCCGCCTCATCGATCACCGCGTCCCAGTTCTTTTCCTTATCGTCGGTCGCACCGGCCGACAGCTTCAGCATGCGGTTAATGTCCTCATGCATGAGCTCGGCCACGCCGCCGCCGTCGTAGCCGTAGCAACGCTCAACCGCGCCCGTGCACGTCTTGATCAACTCGCGCAACAGGTAGAGCTCGCGCACCTTTTCGATGAAGTAGCCCGACTGTGCGGTCGTCGGGATCCGGGTGCTTATCTGCGTGAGATAGCCGTAGCCGCCGATCATGTCCAGTTGCCGGCTGGTGTTGAGCTCCGCCGCGATGATCGAGAGGTCGAACGCCTCTCCCCGTGCATAGAGCCCGAGGCAGACCTCGAAAATCACCCGGTTTGCCGGCGCGTAGAAGACATCCGCCGTGATCCGTCCTTCGACGCATTTCGACATCACGTCAGCGCCGTCGAGAAAGCAGCACGCCAGCAGGTATTCCTCGGCTTCCACGCTGTGCGGGGGTGTTCGTCCGATGTTGCTCATAGCTGGACGCGGGGACGCTCGAAGAGTCCGCCCATGGGCTTCTCGATTCGGTTAAGCCAGTTGATGAACCGGCGACGGCTCGGCTGCTTCCGGTTGACCTCACACCAACGCACCATCCGGGCGTGCTCGGCGCCTACGTTAATGCCCGCATACGCCTGATCATCGGCGAGCGACTTCAGCCAATCGGCATCCGACAGCTGATTCGCCCCCGCTGGTTTCGCAGAGCTCGCCGCTGGTGCGGATTCATCCGCACGCCCTACTGTCTTATTCTCTTCTCTCCTCTCCTCTCCTCTCCTCTGGTCGAGACTTTGTTCCGTAGTTTGTCCGGAACTTTGTCCGGAACTTTGTCCGGACATTTTCGCGACAGAGGCGGCGGCCTTTTCGCCGCCATGGCGAGCGATTCGCTTCCGCTCCGACTCACCCGCCCGGGCCTTCGCCGATTGGCTGTGATGCCGGTCCCAGTTCGGAAAACGGATGCCCGATGTTTCCACGCAAAGCCATTGAACACCAACCATAGCCGCGGCGAATCCACGCTTGCCTGAGATGTCATCTATGAGTCTTTCCGTGGCATGCGGAATGAAGCCATCGGCGGTCAATGGATCTGCCCAACACCATACAGCGACCAAGCATCCGACCACCTGTCGCGGGTGCATTTTCGTGCAAATTCCGATGGCGGCCACCGCAGGATCAGTCGCGAGATTTGTTCGGATTTTTATCCAACTCATGACCGTTCCTCCCGGATTTTTTCGAGCAAACCCCGAAGTGCGCCGGCGCTAGCATCGTGCTCCAGTATGCGCCGCGCGGCCTTGCCTGCCTCATAGACTTCCCAGACGTTCATCCGACCAAATAGCAGAGCGATGCTTTCCTTTGCCTCATCCTCCACGGATTGGCGGTTCTCATGGCAGCTCCGGCAAAGCGTCACCAGATACCGACCATCGTAATCCCACGGCTCACGGCCGGCGATGTAATGGAGGTGGTGAACATCCTTCACGGCTTCAACGTCCGAGCAATCCAGGCACCGGTTGCCGTCGCGCTCCAAGATCATCCGCCGCTTGGACTGCCAGCGAGGATCGCGCAGCTTGTCGCTGTAGCGTTGCTTCGCGCAAACGGGCTTAGGCATTGCACCCTCCCTTCGCCAAATAGATTCGCCGTCCGCCCCGCACGTAGGTGGTGAAGCGCAAATGACACGAAGCGCCTTGCGGTAGCGGACGGCAAAATTGGGTGTGCATGGGTGTCATTTGCATCCGGCAGGTTCCCGCCACCACAGCTGGTAATCCGCCTGAGTTGTTTTTTTCGTTCATATGTCGTTTTGTCAACTATGCTGACGCGTCAAATTCCAAGGATCTCCTGTTTCGGCACGGGCGGCACCGATGGCCGCAGCTGAACACGGCCGTCACGCGTGACGCGCACGACCGTTCCGTCGTTCCACGTCGTCGTGACTTCGCCGGTGGGCTCGAGACGAGGTGCAGGCGTGTTCATGCGACTGCCGCCTCCTTCGGAAGATATGGCGTGATGTCGCTCTGTTGAGAAAGCGCGGCCAGGACGATGGCGCGGGCGAGATTGCGCGGCACGGCGTTGCCAATCTGCTTAACCTGCTCCTGCACGGTTCCCGTGAACTGGTAATCGCTGCGGAACCCTTGGGCGCCTGCCAGCTCTTTGGGCTTGAGCATCCGGAAAAGGACCTCGCCACCGCTCGCTTGAATGAGCGCGAATCGATCACGGCAGGTCACGGTCGGCAGCGGTTCGGTGACCGGGCGCGTTCCCCCGGTCCCGTAATATTCCATGATCAACGCGATCGCCCCTGCGGTCGCAACGGTTGGCGCCGGGTCGGTGATCGGACGGAGAGCGCCGCCTCCATGCTGAGGCAGGAGGTAGGCGAGCCCGAAAGCACCACCTTTCGCGCAGGTCACGGTCGGCAATGGCTGGTCAATCGAAAGCGCACGGCCTCCGTGCTCCATCGCAACGATCATCGCCCCGCCGTGCTTTTCGAGCCCTTCACGAATCCGCTTCATCGTCTTCGGAGCAAGCGGCTTTTTCCTCAAAGAGATTGCCTGAGCCGGAATCGACCAATCGATAATGTCGGCAGCGGGAACCCATGGCAGTTTGCTGCCGAAAGGATCAGGGGAACGGGCGTGGGTTGCATCGGGCCAAACGATCCGACGCTTGCCGCGCACTGCCTGAACAAAGAGACGCCGCCGGGTCGTCGGGTCGCCGTAATCAGCAGCGACCAAGACGCGGGAGTCCGTCCGGTATCCGAACGACTCGAGACACGCGATCCATGCATGAAAAGAAGGCCAATTCTTAAACTCAGGCACGTTCTCGATCAGAACCGTATTCGGTCTCAATGCATCGGCCCAGCGTGTCACACACCATGCGGTTGCCCGCGACTGCTCATTGATGTGCTTTCCGCGACGCGCGCGGCTGTGGTTCGTGCATTCAGGAGAGCCCCAAAGCAGGTCGAGTTGATCCGGCTCAAACAGTTCGCGCGGATTCAACGTATCAAGTGACGCGCAATAGTGGCGAGCGCTAGGGTGGTTTGCGGTGTGAGTTGCGACGGCTACTGGCCAGTGATTGCAGGCGGTGAGCTTTGGGGAGTAGCCAAGATACTCAACCGCCTCAACCGCACCGGTCGACGTGCCGCCAGCGCCGCAAAAAAGGTCGGCGATGTGCAGGTCCTTCACGCCGCCCCTCCGATCTCCACCGCACCCACTTTCGCCATGTCGAACAACGTCGGCACGTCGAACTCCCGCTCCGCCATTTCCATGTAGCCCACGCTGTCCTTCCAGTATTCGAGGTTCAGCTCCGTCCCCAGCGCGTGCCGACCGAGCTTGATCGCCTGGTAGCCGACCGAGCCGATGCCCATGAACGGATCGAACACCAGTTCGCCCACGTTCGTATAGCGCGTGATCAGGCGATTGATGATGTCGAGCTGGAGAGGGCACACGTGCTTTTCCCGGCCGGCCGCGCCCTGCTTCGTATTCAGCGTCACCATGCGGCTGATGTCGGTCCAGATGTCCTTATTCCGGGAGACCGCGGCGAAGAGCATGAACGTCGAAGGGAGATGCCCGATCTCCTCCAAGGCCTTCGCCGTCGCCACGTGCTCCTCGTGCGAATACACACCCGACAAGCAGTGCTTTTTCCACAGCTGGATCAGCTCCGGGTGCGTCATCCCGCGCATGATCTCCGGATCCGGCAGCCGGTTGCCCGAGCTCCGCCAGATGCCCGCCGCATCAATCTGCCAGTCGGCGCGCGTGTATTCGCCCTTCTTCTTTTTCACCGGCGTGTCCGCGTAGCCGTCGCTCGTGTCGCTCGGCAGCTTGCGGAAAACCAGCACGTATTCGGGCATTCCCGCACCCATCTTGCTCGAATCCTTCGCGTTCTCCGACCAGCCGAGCCGGTAGGTTTGGTTGTTCTCGCGCACGACGTCGGTGTCGATGGTGATCCGGGCGAGCAGCCGGAAGCCGGCGCGCTCGAAGAGGTCGGCGGTCTTGTCGCTGAAGCGGTCAACAATCGGGAAGCCGTCGCCCGTCACGTTCCCGAACCGGATGCGGTCTTTGACGTGGATCGCGGCGATGCGGCCGGGCTTGAGAATGCGCAACAGATTCGGCGTCAGGAATTCCATCTGCCGAAAAAACGCATCGTTGTCGGCGTTGTGTCCGAGGTCATTGAAGCTCGGCGAGTATTCATACTGCGTGCCGAATGGGATCGAGGTGCAGATGAGGTCCACCGAGTCGGCGGGCAGGTCGTTGCATTCGATGATCGTGTCGTTGCGAATCGCGCGGAAACGGTCGGAGGTGATTTCGGCGCGGTCGCAGCCGAGTGAGCGGGTAAGTTGCACGGTGGTAAGGTTGGTTAGGTTGTTTTCTCGGAGAATTTCACTCATTCGCTCCATCAGTTCGTTGTGACGGCGCCACTTGGCCTTCAGCTCTTCGACGATCGCGTCCTCACTTTCCAAATACACGATATGGACGGTGACGGCGCGCTTCTGCCCGTAGCGAAAGATGCGGTGGATCGCCTGGATGAAGTCCTGGAACTTGTAGCCGACGCCCAAGAAAATGGCGTCCGCGCAATGGCGCTGATAGTTACATCCACTGCCCTCCAGAATGGGCTTTGTCGCACGTATGCGGTATTCGCCTCGGCTGAACGCCATGATGTCCGTCTCGCGGATATCGAGGTCGAGCGAGCCGTAGCCGATGCGGAAATCCTCCACCTCGGCAGCGCGCAGGGCTTTCCCGATTGCCGCACGCTCCGCCTCTAGATCGTGCCAAAGAAGCCAGTGCGTATCCGGCGTTTGTTCAGCCATGACCGCCATCGCCTTCTCGACGCGCAGGTCGATGGAGTCGCGCTTCACCTCCGCCGACTTCGCCAAACCGACCGCCTCGTCGGCGAGGAGTTGATATTGACCCCAACTGTCAGATTGCGCCCATGCCTTCGTGTGGTCGATAGCGACGCGGTGCCAGACGACGTTGAACTCGGGCAAGATGTAGCCCTCGTCTGAGTGCCCGAGGTCCGAGGGCTTTTGCAGGAAGCAACCCCACGAACCCACCCACGCCCAAAAGATCGCCTCCATGTGCGGGTAAAGGGTGAGGTTGCCCGCCTCCTCCGAATCGCGCTGGAAAAACCGAGTAAGGGCCTCTCCGCTGTCCATCACGCCGAGGAAGGCCGCGTAGTGGATCAGCTCCTTGTAGCGGTTCGGCGAAGGCGTGGCAGTAAAGACAAACCGATACTTCACCTTCCGGCCCCACTTGATCGCGGACTGATAGGTCTTCGATCCGTAGGAACGCAGGACGCTCGCCTCGTCCAAGCCGACACCGGAAAACTGATCGAGGTCGATGCCGCCGTCGCGCACCCGCTCGTAATTCGTGATCAAGATCGAGCACGTCGAAGCCGCGACCTCTTCATTCGTCCGCACGTATTCGATGCTCACACCCATCGCCGGGCCGTCGGACTGCGTGAACTCTTGGCGGACGCCGAGGGGCGCGATGATCAGGTATTTGCCGCCCGTCTTCTCGGCAACCCAGATGCCAATCTGGATATTCACACGGGTCTTGCCCAAGCCGAAGCTTGCGAAGTTTGCCCGACGGCCACCGCGCACGGACCACAGCGCCATGTCCACCTGATGCGGCTTCAGCGACGGGTGCGGCGGGCTCGGAGGTTCAAACCCGCAGACTTCAGCCTGCGGAACCTTCGAGCGGAGAAACTGGAGATAGCTTTCTTGGTTCATGTCTTTTTTGCCTGTTCGTCTGTTTTATCAACCACGCGGCCAGCATCAAAACGGAACGTTTGAGCCATCATCATCATCCTGCGGAGGCGGCGTTGGCTTCGAACGCGGGGCCGGTCGTGAAGAGGCGGCATCCTTCTTCGGTTCCCTCGGCTTGTTCGTGTATTGCGGGGGCACATACGCCCCCGACTCTACCTCGGCTTTTCCTTCATCGAGCAACTTGCGCAGCGCCATGTCTTCCGGCTTCGGCGGGTTCCCGTTGTAGCCATTCGGCGCCCAGCTGTTGATCCAGTAGTCCAGAGACTTCCCGCTGAGATCGCCAAACTGAACACCCTTGTCGAACTTCGCCCAGCCGGGCACACGCGCAGCCTTCCAGCCGGTGAACACACCCTCCTTGAAGTTAGGATCGGAACTCGCCGCGCCCGCTTTAAGCAGGTCGCGGATTTCAGTGAGGAGACCGATAATTTGTTTTTCGCCGTCGTTAGTCATTGGATTCGTTTTGTTCGATTGTTCCGCTGCCATCGCAGTCGGTGCATGGGTAAGATTGGGAGGAGCCGCGCTCGACAGAGAGACGGCCCGTGCCACCGCACCACCGGCACCGCACAGGCGCGGTCAACCGGTCGAGGTAGCTGTCGTCGTGATCTTCGTCGCGAGGCATGGTCAATAGGGCCAAGCGATGGCCAGAAAGAGCGCGCCAAGGACGAAGCCGAGGATGCACGCGCGGAGGATTTCAGTGCGGGATAGGCTCATGCGGTCGGATTCCTCAAGGCAGGCTTTAGGCTCATCCAGTGGTATTTTTCGGCACTAAATGCGCCGGCGCTGAACGCCCAAACGTCCGGCCCATCTACCTTCGTGACGACTACTCGTTTACCATTGGCTGTCTCGAATACACGTCCGGCGGGGAACATCTTGGAGATGTGGCCTAGGCGCTGTTTTTCAAGCTGCTCGCTGTAGGCGCGGTAGGCGTCGCGCTGGTCGGCCAGATGCTTAGCGATCTCGACGTCCACACTCCATTGCGCGGGCGTGCTCACGGCAGCACCTCCACCGTGATGACGCCGTGGCGGATGGCCGCGCGGGTCAGGTCGGCCATGTTGTTCACCTGAAGTTTCTTCATCAGGTTCTGCCGAAGGTTATCCACCGTTTTGAAGGCGATGCCGTGGCGCGCGGCCAGCTCCTTGTTCGTCAACCCCTCGGCAACGCCCTTCCAGATTTCTCGCTCGCGATCAGTCACCTGAGCGAACCGCATGTATTCGTCACGCACGGTGCTCGTCTGCGGCGCCTTCACCGCGCGGATGTAGTGCCAGCCCGCGTCACCATCGCATTGGCCCGGGTCCTCCCAAATCTGCCCCCCGGCGAGATAGCTCCCCATCGCGATCGGCGTGTTCAACGGGCCCTTGCCCGCATACTCCCACGCGGAGAACCCGGCAGGCACGGGCGGCAGCGGCGGCAGACCTTTCGGCAGCTTCTTCACTTCGCACCTCCGTTCTGCGTCACAGGCCGTTTCCGGCGTTCGAGTTCTGCGACGATCAGCGCGCCAGCCTTCACCAGCTCGCGATCGCGATCTTCTTCCGTGTGCGGATCTTTGATTTGCACATCGTCCCACGGGCAGAGCTCCCGCATTATAGCCGGAGAGCGATGGCTCGCCGGCATCGCATACACGGCGGCCATCAGTGCGATTTCGTGGTTTTGGTGCCGGTCGTCGTGTTCACGGGTCCATCCCTTCACGGTGATCTGACGTTCACGCTCAGCCCCGATGAGTTGCAGCGGCGTCTTCTCGCCCGACAACGCAGCCTGTTTGGCAAACGACCACCGAGCGATCGCCACCGTGAGCTTCGTTTGATCCGTGCCCGCGTTCAGGATGTCCTCGCCGGCTGCGATGAGTTCGGTGGGCTGCGCGGCTCCCGTTTTCGGAGCGGCCAGATCCGCGACCGCAAACACGAGCCCACGGCAGTAGAGCTCGCCGTCTTCCACGATGTCGAACGTCGCGCAAGGCACGTCGAGTTCGTAGGCCCAGGAGCACTTCAGGTCTTTCGGCGACCAGATGGCCGTCAGCGTATGCTTCGCCGTGCTCTTCGCCTTAAAGTAGGCATCGCACTCGTCCTCATCCTCGTGATCGACGTGGCGCCACTCCTTCACGATGCCCTTTGGCCCAACGCACCAAGTCTCGCCATTGTTGCAGCCAAACTCGTCTTCGCCCCAAGCGCCGCGCACCTCCATGTTGTCGTCGGAGTAGCCGAAGACCACGACGAGCCCCGAGGCTTTCGCCAGCGCGCACTCGTCACGCATGATTTCCATCCCGTATTCGCGCCCGTTCAGGAGCGCCGCCATCTGTTCTTTGGTGATCGTCGCCATGTTACACGCCCTCCTTTCCGGCCTCGACGGCCGCACCCGCCACCGCGCCGTCCTCGATCACGACACCCACGTGCGCACCTTCGCCGACTACTTCCATCCACACCTGAAGCCCGTGTTCGCGAGCCAGGTCCGCAAGCAACGCCCGGCTCTTCTTGTCCAACAGTGAGCCGTCACGCACGAGCATCACCTTGAGCGTCGGGTTCAGCGCCGCGGCAATCGCCACACTCAACCGGATGTCTTCGGCCCTGCTCGCCTGATCCAGCGGCAGCCCGTTGAGCAACACCCCGTCATCGCCAAACGTCAGGCCCGGCAGCGGGAACTTCACCGCAGCGAGCTTATCCGCCTTCTCACGATCGATCTTCTCGATCTGCTCCGTCAGCGCCTTCGCATTGACCTTCTTCTCGTTCAAGGCCTTCAGAGCGTCCGCACGCTGCACGTTCGCCGCGACCTTCGCGTTCACCGCTTTCACGTTATTGATCTTTTCGCGGATCGGCTCGACCGGCACCGCGACAAACGCCTTGAGCGCTGCATCAGCGCGTTCGACTTCCGCAGCGACGCCCACGACCTGCTTTTCGCCTTCTGCCAGATCCGCCTTCGCACGGGCCAACCGCGCTTCCAGTTCCGCGATGGTTGCACGCGTCTCGTTGATAGCCGCACGGAACTCTCCCAACGTGCTTTCAGCCGAGGTCACCGCGATGCGCAACGTCGCCTCCTTCCGGTTGTGCTCCTGTGCGGTCTCCAACTCCTTGAGCAACTCCGCAGGATCCTGCTCGACCGCCGGCGCGTCCGCATGGTTCGGCATCGCGTCAAACGCGACCTGCACGCGGTCCACGTCCTTGTTGAGCACCGTGCGCTCATCGTAGATGCGCTTTCGAGTAGCGTTGAGCTCCGTCAGGTCCAGCCCGACGAGCTTTTGCAACGTCTCCAACTGCTTGCGACGGCCGTCCGCGGTCTTGCCCATGAGGGAGAATTCCAGCGGGTCAAACGACAGCGCGCCGTAGAGCGCATCGAGAATCGCCTGTGGCGAGGCGTAGCGCGCGCCTTCCCCGTTCTCCACCGTGACGGCAGTTCCGCCGCCGGCGACAAACGTGCGACGCACCACAAGCCCATTGCTCAGCGTGGCGACGATCTTTCCCTTCTCCGCTCCTTGGTGCACCGGCACCGAAGGGATCGCCGACTTGCCGGCGAACGCCATTTCGATGCTGTCCAGCACCGACGATTTACCCTGACCGTTGTCCCCACCGATGGTGATGCCTTCGGCTCCGGGAGTGATGTTCACGGCGCGCAGCCGTTTAACGTTTTCGATGTGCAGACCGGTGATGATGACGCTTTGTTTGTTCATGCTGTTGTTCGTTTGAGTGCTTGGATTCGGGCAAAGCAGTAGCTTCGGCCCGTGGTTACGGGTGAGTTTCAGAGGGGGTTAAGAGCGCTGATGCCTATCGGCGGCGCGCGAAGAGGAAGACGGCGAAGACGATCAACAAGATCGCCAGAGTGATCGCGGCACTGATCCACAGCGGCGAGAGAACCCACCACCACGACCAGCTGATGACCGCGCAAAGTTTCAGAACGATGAAGACGATGCTTCTTGAGCGCCGGCGGCTTCTCTTCGTCCACCTCGGGTTGAACGAGGAGGTTCATCTCCTCCACGATCGAGCGGAGTTTCTCCGGCTCGACTTCGTTGCGTTTGATGATTTCTGCGACCTTGTTGACGTCGATTTTAGGCATGGGATTTAGGTGCTTGCTGGCGTTACGGGAGTTGAAGCGTGGCGTGGACCTGGCGAATGACCTCGATCGTCCGGCGCGTGCGGTAGATCGCCTCTTGAATCTGGCGATCCACACGAGCAGTGCCGTTGATGCCTTCGCCTTCGACCTTGCATGGCTCTGCGGGCAGAACCTCACAGACAGGAAACAAGCGCTCGGAGAGTTGGCGCGTCAGAGCCTCCATCTCCATCTGTTCGCGTTGCAGTTCATCGAATAAATTGGGGATCACAGAGCCACTCGCCTCCGTGGCAGTCATGGCACGTGCGCCGATTGATTCAGCACCGGAGGTGCGGGGGGATGCGGCAACAGCGCGGGTGAGGGTGTTCTTAGACATGATGTTTTTGCGTTGGGTTTTGGGTTGAAAATCAGGCGGCGGCGTCTTCGCGTTCGAACCAGTCGATCTCGTTCACGCCCTCGCGACCGTTGGGCCACACGCCCGAGGTCACGCATTCGGCGAGGTTCAATAGATCGGTCTCAGTCTGGTTCAGGCCGAGCAGGAGCTTGTCGTTGCTGAGGCGATACACCTCGCAGCCGAACGGCTCTTGTTTCTCCACCGCGATGAAGAAGAAATCTTGCACATCCACTCCGCAGCCTTGCAGGAGCGGAACGTAGAACCCGGCCTGACGGCCGTAGCCCCACTTCTTTGCCGCAATCGCAAACTCGCGAGCCAGGTTGCCGCTCTTGTTGTCCAACGTCTTCACGTCGGCGACATACGGCCGGCCACCCGACACGGTGCACCCCGCTTCGTTGAACCAGTCAGTCCGACACTGCGTGAGGAACGGCAGCGTGTTCGGCTGACCGCGCCACGTGAGTTCCGGCCGGCCGTTCTCCAACAGTTCGCAGGCCGTGCGGTTGGCGCGCACACCTTGGAACATGCGCTGAACCAACGCGCCCTGTTCAGCATCGAGGAACTCTTTGCCGGCGTTCTCCGCGACAAAGGCACCCCACGCGGTCTTGCCAACGGTCGTGCGGCGGTCGCACACCGGCGCCACGGCGAACCGCTTCGCATAGTCCGCCGACTCGAGCACCGCGCAGTGCAGCGCCGAGCCGATGGCAAACGCCGGCGACTCCTCGCGCTCGATCACCTTCAGCACATGCTTGCGGTGGTAGAGCGCCGGGCGCTTACGGAACGTCTCCAGCTTCGAGTGCGACACCGCATCGGTCGCGTGGTAAACCTCCGACGACTCGCCGACGATCAGACCGAGCTCAATCGTTCCAGTGACGCTCATAATGTGACCGGTGCTCACTTCGCACCTCCTTCAGCGCCCGGCGTCTTCATGCTCGCCAACGGCGAGGTCTTGGCCGCATCGGCACTCGGGAACTTCGCCTCCATCACCGCTCGCCACGTGGTTTCGCCGTCCTTGATCGCGGTATAAAGCGCGCGGAGGTCCGTCGTCTCTTTCTTCGTGACGGTGGCGCCGTCGTGTCCGAGCCACTTCTTCAGCTCGGCAACGGTGACACCGAGGGCGGTAAACGAGTCGAACAATTTGCGGCGAGCCGCATCAGGATCTTGCGCGTCGCGATTCTCCTGCGTCACCACCACCTGATCCATGCACTCCTCAACAATGTCGCCGGGGATGAGGCGCAGGCCGTTCGTGCGAATCGCCTTCGAGATGAGGTTATTCTGTTTGTTCAGCAGCTGATCCTCCGTCGCTTCGATGATGAACACCTTCTCGTTTTTGCTGTTCAGCCGCTCGCGGATGATCACGTCACCTTGCTTCGGCTGCTTCCGTTCCACCGTCTTATCGAGCGCGATCGACGTCGTATAAGGCACGTTGGCTTCGAGGTCAGTCACGCACACCTGGAGGATGCGCTTCTCGCGATCGTCGTAGGTCACGAGCGTATCGATCACGACATTGCCCATGCAGCGAAGCGCCGCCTCGGCGAAACGGATGGACGGGCCCACGATGCCATCGCCGATCGGCTTGTTGTAGCGGGCGACATCGGCAAAACCGGGACGACGGCACTCCTTCAAGAGCTTTTCGCGAACGACATCGAGGTCGCGCGGGTTACGGATCGCGATGGTGTAGCGAGCCTGCACAAGGGCAGTTGCCTGCGCCGCAGCGGCGGCAGTCGCGGTTTCAGCCTGAACGGCCGGGAGGTTGCGCTGCGGGGAATTAACGAGATCGAGTTCGGAGCCAGTATTCATGATAATTTATCGGGTTTGGTTTTCTGAAATGGGTCAGCGGGTGCGGGCGTTCTTCGCCCAAGCCGCGTCGAGATCGGTCTTCTTGTAGGTCCGTGAGCCGCCAATCACTGCGCACGGGATTTTGTTGCGGACGGCCCAAGCGCGGAACTTGCGGCCCTGTTTATCCTTCCAACCGAGATACACGCCGGCAGCGCCATCGCCCCGGAAGTATTCGGTGTGCGGTGAATCAGCCATGGCCGACCTCCGCTCCAGCCGTGCGCGGGGAGCCTAAAACTCCCCGCGCCGGTCCAGCTTCAACTAACAACCCCGGAGCAGTCGCAGCTCCGGGAACTGATGCA